TAAAGAAATTTCAGTGCAAAGGTTCATACCATTAATTTTTAATGATAAATTCTTTTGAAACTGTGGTAAATGTTTATTAGCTGTATCAATGAAAACTAAATAAGGTTCACCTGTTTGCACCCTAGTTTCTAAAATTTTAGCCCATAAATCTTTAGCACTAATAATATCTGTAACTACACCAGTGTTAGGCTGTTTCAAACACCAAGTATCATCAGCAGTAGGATCAATCATACATTTTTCTATGATTTCCATAAATTCATCAGTAACATTAATGCCATGATTGAGATTCATAGCTCTCATATTTTGATCGCCTGTTGGTTTCCTCATTTCTAAAAATTGAATAATATCAGGATGATCAATATCTAAAAACATTGCATAACTACCACGTCTAGTAGTTCCTTGCTTATAAGCTAAACTACAAGCATCATATGTTTTAAGATGTGGCATTACTCCTACAGATTTGTCATCAGCTCCACGGATTTTAACGTGAACACCAACTCCACCACCTAACATACTTAGCCAGTTAGTTTCACCTAATGTGTCAACTAAACCAGCGGCAGAGTCATCTAAATAAGATAAGAAACAACTTATACTCATTCCTTTTTTATTTCTACCATAACTTAAAATTGGAGTAGCATAACTTAACCAATGTTTTGAACTATAATCATAAAGTCTTTGAGCATGTTCTTGATTACTTGCAAAAGTGGCACTAACATATGCAAATCTTTCTTGTGGACTTACTTCATTAGGCATTAAATAAGAATCTTTCAACCTTCTTTTTCCTAACTCATCAAACAACGAATCTCTTGTTAAATCAATATTAATTTTGTAATTGTTAGGAAGGGAAGTTGTCATAATTGTCTCAAAAATTTATTATAGATATAATTTAACATAAAATTAAGTTTTAGTCAAAATTAGGTTAAATATTTATTAAATTAAAATATGCAATTTTTTAATTATTCATAAAATAATAAATACAGTATACTAAAAAATTTTAAGGAATTTACAATGCAAAACGATGGTTTAAATCCAGTTTATTTTCATATTACCATAAATGGTTCAAGTTTTACTGGTTCTGCACCTGCTGATGGATTTATTGATCCAACCACGCTTTCAAACTATTTAAAACTTCAAGTATCAGAAGGTTCTACTACAAGTCCTACAGTTAATAATGGAGATAGCGTAAAAATTAATGGTATTCCTGTTACTTTTACAACTGGTTATTTAAATTTAGCAGGAATTGTTGCAGCTATAAACTTAACTACCAATCAACATCATGTAGTTGCTTCTGTATCTGGTAGTAACATTGCCCTTACTAATCAAACACTTTATGAAAATTTTGGTATTCAACTTGCAGATATAACGCCAGGAATTGTAGCAGTTCTTGGATTTGTAACACCAACTATTACTTTTGCTAATACTGGATATACTACTTTAGCACTAAGCCAAGCAAAACAGCGTGCAAATAGCCGTTGGAATACTTTAGTTAAAGAATTAAATTTTATTGCTAACACTATTGGCTTAGGCGATGTCAATATTACTGGTGCTAATTTGAATACCCAAGGAACAGAAATAGACTTTTTAGTAAGTTATCAAAACATGAGTGTAGTTTATACTTATGATGAACTTAATAACAATGCTTTATTAACTGATGTGGCTGCTTTACAAAGAGTAGTTGCTAGAGTATTATGTGAAACCAGAATAGAAACAGTTCCAGTATTTAATCCTACATTAGATTCTGTTCATAACTTCCAAATTGGTTATCAAGTACAAAATTTAACCATTGGTGCATTAGCTGCTGATATTCCTACAGCAAATGCAACGATAACGGTTGTACCAGTGCCTAGCGTAATTTATTAAGATAAATTATAAAATTTTTCTAAGATTTGCCGTCTCAGCATTATTTGATGTTCAGACGGCTTTTCTTTTGGATTTTCTACCACACTCATTATATTTAATAACGCATTATAAGCATCATTGCATGGTGTAGTTCCATATTTAATTTTTTTAATAGTTTCTGCTTTATTAAGAGGATAATCTATTTTACCACTATTTAAAAATTCTCTTGCACATTGAACACTACGAATACCATGGGCAATATCTTTAGAAGTATTTCTGTTCTTATTTGTTTTATATCTATCAATTTCTGCTTGTGCCATTCCTAAAAAACTTGTAACATTATTGGTTAAAAGCTCTTTTGATACATTTAAAAGTTCATCTGATATTGATGTTTGATAACGATAAACATCAGACTTATTAGAAAATAGTAATTCTATAGTATTACATTCCATCCTTAAAACTTTATTAAGAAACTCTTGAATACTTATTAAAGTAGTTTCGTATTTGATATTTTCATTTTGAAAAATATAACTATGAGAATTTTTATAATCTTGATTTACCAAACTTTTTAAACTTGGTATAAAAATTCCTTTTACATCTATGTCGCTAGTGCTACTTGAAGTACCATGTAAGTGACTTCCTGTAATACTGGCATAAATTATTTCGCCAATTTCTTTTTCTTTAAAGTTTTTTTGTAAATTTTCTATAATGTTATTAACAAAATCAAACATGTTATAGCCTTTCAATTAAAGCGATTTTATTTTTACGTTGTTTATCCAATAATTTTTCTGTGATAAATGTAATTTCTTGACTGGTTAATGGTTCTTCTCTATAATCTGAATCTGACTTATTAACGTGTGGGATTTGTGAATTGAAATCATTATAATCTTTTTGATATTCCATTATTTCATAGTTATTCATATCATTTGAATAACGCTCTTCATCAATGTGATAAGTTAATTGTGTTTTTTTGTCAGTTAATCCAAAACGTCCTAATCTACCTAATTTTTGTTCTTGAATTGATCCAAACCCAAAATCTCTGAATTCAATTATTATTAAATTCTCGCAATCAAGGTTAATTCCTTGAGCTGCAACATTAGTTGCAATAAGAGTTGTTATTTCACCTGATTCAAACTTATCTACTGCATTATATAAATCAATTTTTCTAGTTAAAGCAGAGATTCTTAAATGTGGAACTTTACATTCAAACATCTCCATATCTATCATTCGTTGGCATATAACCAAAGTTTTAATGCCTTTATTCATGCGTTTAATTACTGTTCTATAGGTTCTTTCAATTTTATTGAATTCATGTTTTGGAGATTCTTCGATTATGGTGAAACCAACTGGTGGTGTAAAATCGATGGTTGCTGTAACTAAAATAATATTTCCTTTAAATTTCTTTATTATTCTTTTAACTGTTGCTTCTTGTTGGGGGAAATTAAAACAAAAATGACATTCATCAATTATAACAGTGTCAAAATCTTTAATAAAATTTTTATTTAGTTCTACAGCATATAAGCCAAAATAGTTTTCTTTTCTCTTACTGTTAATTTTTACACCACCTGCAATAAGTGTGTCATCTGGTTTTCCATATTTAGCAAAGCATTCCCAAGCTAACAATGTAGTGGGAGCTAAATAAGCAGTTCTTCCTTCCGCATATTTGTTGAAAGAAACGTAAGTTTTTCCAGAACCAGTGCCACCAGTTATTAACAATTTTTTCATTTAGAAACCTTTATTTTAGTAAATAACTTTGTCAATTTAAGTAAATATAACAGAATATAACAATTTTGTCAATCATTATGCAAGCCATATTAATCATAACCAACCATTTCAAACAATTACCAGTTAATACTAAAATAGTTTATGCAAATAAACATTTTTTAAAATTACTTGATTGTGATTTGTCAGACATACTAGACAGTGAACCAGTTAAGTTTCTTAAAGATTGGAACAAAGATAAATTTATAACTGAAATTGTGCAATGTGTAGAGCAAGGAATAAACTGGAGAGGCGATCTTCATCTTATTGATAAGAATAATAAAATTATAAAAAAATCATTCACCATTACGCCAGTTTATGGATTAAATGGCGATATTAATTTTTATTCATGCTCAACAGCGGTTGATGAAATTAGCAAAGCAGAAACAAATGGACTTGATGAATATATTGATTCTATAAATCAATTCTATCAAAACTTTCAACATATTTGTGAGCAAAGTCCCGTTAATCTAGTAAAAATCAACACTAAAGGCAATATAGATTATTGCAATAGTCAATGTCAGAAAAACTTTGGATTCCAAACTGGACAAAACTTTTTCAAAATGATTGAAAATAATACTAGCGTAAAAAGGTTATTCGCTAATAAAAAAATAATAGGAAAAGTTAATAAAGCCAAATTTGACATTATTTCTAATGGAATGTCTATAATGATTGAGTGTAAATTCTGGCCAATTATAGATGATGATAATAGTATAACAGGATTTAGTATAGCTATCAGTGATAAAACTCGTGATAAAGAATTTGCAAATGAAATTTTAGCACTGAAAGGTCGTTAATGGTTGAACTAAATAATATCAGTGAAATTTTCCAAATAGCATCAGAAGTTACCGGAGCAATTATAGGAGTAGGAGGATGCGTTTATAAATTTATTATTGCACCAGAAAAAAAATTTAAGGTAGAAACAAGTCAAAAAATTACTGATTTAATTAGTGAGTTTAATATTCATAGAAAACACAATGAAGAACAATTTAGAGAACTTAAAGGTGATTTGAATGATAAAATTAATGATTTATCACGAAACCTAAAAGATTCTACTAAGGATGAACAAAAAGATTTACATTATCTAAGAGAAGAAATCAAAGAAGTTAGCAAAGAAATCAATGATCACATTGAAAGAGTAGAGACTAAAAATGAAAAACTTTTAGATCTAATCATCAAATATTTTACTGATAAAAATTAATAACTTTGGGAAATTATTAAGTAATCTGTGTAGCAACTTAGTAATACAATAAAAGCTAATATTGCAAATAAAACTATATTTTTAATCATAAAAAATTCCTTTAATATATTATATCTTAATCATAGCATATATAACTTGGTTGTCAAGAAAAAAGGGGAGATTAAATCTCCCCTTTCTAGTTATTTTATTTCAAGTCGTTTTGGCTTTAATTCTTCTGGGGTGATTTTTTCTAAAGTTATGGTAAGCATTCCAGATTCAAAAACTACATCTTTAACTTCAATGTTTTTATCTAACGCAAATTGAGTTTGGAAATTTTTCCTACTTATTCCTTTATGAATATAATCTTTTATTTCAGAACCTAAAGAATTTAGTTCTGAATGATTACCTGTTACTACTAAGCAACCATTATCAATTTCTACAGATAATTGTTCTTTGCTATAGCCAGCTAGAGCGATTTCCAATATTTTTTTGTTTTCACCTAAATTATATATGTTGTATTTTGGAAAATCTATTTGTTGCTTTGAAACTAAATTAATGCTATCAATAAAATTATCTAAACCAAGAGTGAAACGGTTAAATTTATCAATAGGTGGAAAATAATGATCTTTTATCATATGTAAAACTCCTTAAAATGCAAGTTTAAATTAAAAATTTAATAGACCCATTAAGGCATCTATTGGTAATGGTTCCTCTTGCTAGAATCGAACTAGCGACTAATCATTACAAGTGACTTGTTATCCCATTTAACTAAAGAGGAATATATTACTATCTTTATTTATATCTGATTTTTTACAAGAAGTCAAAATATTTTTAAAAAAATCCATATCGTTGTAACAAAGGAATTTCGTAATTATCACCATAGATATAGCCTGAGTTATCTATTTCTTCTTTAAACTTTTTAAAATCATCATATTGATTCTTGAAATCATCTGATTTATTTTCAAATTTACTTAATTCAGTTTTGAGTTCTTCTACAATTAACATATCTTTATTTTCTATTAAATAATTTCTTAAATGACCATCTAAGTATTTCTTTTTGCTTTTTTTCTATATAATCCTGATAGTCACCAAAAATTTGATTTGGTTTTACTCCACGCTTCAATAAAAATTCATGCAAATTTTTGGAAAGATAATTCTTAATTTTTACGTCCATAAACCATTTCTTATATTAATAATTCTATGAAGCATATTGGTGTCTTCTTCGTACCAATCGTTTTCATTCTTCATTTGCTTATCTATTAAATTTTTGTATCCTAAATATAAAGGATTATCCACATTATTAACTAACCTTGTTAATTTTTTATTTTCATCAGGAATATGTTCAAATGGATCAAAGTCTTTATATGGTTCAAATTCTTTTGAATCAAATATATCTACCCTATTTGGTCTAGTAATTTTCCACCAATTATATAATTCTAGCACTTCCTTATAAAATATTTTGCTTTGTTCATCTTCTGAAACATAATTATTAAGATAAAATAATCCCTTATCTTTTTGATTATTATCTCCTATCATGCCACAGCAATCGTACATAGTAGAAAGTTCTTTTTCAACATAATCTACTAAAATTTGAAAATTTACATGCAATAAGATTTCATCTTTATCCCAATAACCACCATCTAATGTTGAAATTACTAATTTTTTCTTAGTAAATGATTTTTTAAAATTATATTTTAATGTTCTTGGAAAAGCGACAATGTTATCAAAGCAATCCTCTAAAAATTCTTTAATTTTGTTAGAAGGAATCCCTTTTAAATCATTAATGGTTCTATCAATGCTTCTGGTTACTTTTGACATTTTAATATCTCATTTGTGGGAAATTATAAAGCAGTTAATTCTGTTACCCGGATAACTGCAAAAAACCGTGGTTAAATTAAATTGTCTTACCACCTAAGCAGCTTGAGCAACCGTTTCTTGAACCAAAAGTACATTATCATTGTCTTTTACAATCATATTTATAGCATAACAAATTATAGATGTCAATAACTAATCTTTTATTTCTCTCAATTCCATTTCTAATTTTTCTATTTTTGAATAAGCATCATCCAACTCTGAATCTAAATTATCATAATCATTATTTAGTTCATCGTAACTTTCTCGTAATTCTTCTAATTCTTTTTCCAAATCTTGAAATGTGAATTTATTGTCTTTGCCAAATAAACTATTAAATTCATCATATGTCAAAGTTACGCTTTCGTAATTATTTTTTGCTAATCTTTTTTGAACTTGCTCTAATATATAAATTGACATCTTACTTACCCTTTCTGTTATTTTTATCAATGTAAAATGAATGCCACATATTCAAATTATTTTTTACAAACCCTAGGTGCATTTCCGTCATAGCGAAATATTGTTTATTGACAGAAAGTTGTTCCAAAAATTTATCAGTATATTCGTTATAGCATGAATATTTTAATAAAGGATTCATATCAGTAAATATTTTAAAAGTTGCAAATAAATGTTCAACACCTTCACAAAACTTCCTCAACTTAACCGTATGGTCATGCATAAAATTTACTTGATCTTGGTTTATCTTTACAGGCAGATATTCAGACAGCATAACTCTTTCTTTCATTTTTGTTGGTTTTTTAAAATTTTCTCTATCATATCAGTTTGATAATGTAAATGTTCTAACAATATTTCTATTTCTTTTTCGCTTTTGAGGTTTACATCTAGTTGATATTGACTTCTTGCATCATGATGTCTAGTCTGTACATTTTGACCAAGCATAATCAGAGGCATTAATAAAATTTGTATTAGGTTAGATATGAATAACCAAAAAACAAAAGCTGGAGCTGGATCAAATCTCAAATTTATAGGCATCACCAAATTCCAGCCTAGCCATGTTATTGTCCAAAATGAAATTATTAAGAAAAATCCAACGGTTCCTATTTTTTCAGTTATCCAAATAGCAAAAGAATCTAAGCTAGAATGAGATTCTTTTATCTCTGAAGCTATATCTCTATGCGGGATTCTAACACTTTCTAATATCTTTTTAACTAATGTGTTATGCATAAATTTTTATTTCTTTTGTTTTTTCTTTAACCATTTTTACATTTTTAAAATCTAAAAGACCATAATGCTCTATTTCACTACCAAAATCAGTTTCCATATATTTAAACATTTTTTTAAGTTTAGGAATTGCATAAAATATATTATTAGTTTTTATTATGTAAATGGTGTCAGTATAGTTTCTATCAAAATCTATAAGAGTAAAATCATATACATTATTCAATTCTTTAAGATTTCTTTCAAATAGTGATATTATGCAATAAAAATCTATATATGTATCAATATGTTTTTTATAATTTTCTATTTCTATTATTTCTGATTTTCTGAGCTTTACTAATTCAGTTTTATAATTGGTCATATATGCAATATTTCCTTCAGAAATTTTAATAAATTTTTTTTTAGTTTCATTAAAATCATTTGCATGAGATAGTTTTATAAAATTAATAAAATTATTCATTTTATCCAAAAATATTTCACTCATAGATTTTCAAAACCTGTGCCGTCTATAACATTAAATTTTGAATCCACCTCTAAGATATTTTCAAAATCATAATCTTCGCCTGACCAACTTCCATAAGTTCCGTTTACTCTAAAATATCTATCTCCAATTTTAATAATATAAAAAATTATTCTTGAGTCAGCGTCAAAAGTTGGATCTTGTTCTATCATTTCTTCAATTTCTGACTCGCTTAATTCATCCGTATCACCTTCGATAAAAACTATTTTAGTATTAAAATCTCTAAGCAAATCAATATTTTGATACTTTAAGTATTTTTTACCATTATGTTCAGTAATTAAGATTTCTAAAATTGTCTCTAATCTTTCTTCTTCAGTATCACACCACTTAAAAATGTCTTTTTCAGTTAGAAAAAGCCAGTTTTGGATTTCTTGAAATTTTTCTTTAAGAAAATTATTTTTCATTATAATGTCTAGCCTCTTCAAAATATTTTAAAAATTTATCATATCTAGTCATATCTGCTTCTTTTAATATAGAAAAATTTTCTGCTAAGAAATCACTAAACCAACCTTTACTCATTCTTGTAGTTAAGTGTTTATAAGATATACAATAAGCATTAGAAAATCTAAATTCTTCTTTTCCAAGATTTTTTAAATTATCAAGTGCGTAATAAAACGACACTGTTAAATGCCTTTCTAAAGCAATTACTGTTATCTCTTCTCTACATAGCTTTATTTTATCTTCAAATGATAAATTATTGAATTTTTGTTTATCTAAAAGAACTTCTTCATTTTCCTTAAGGCAATTTTTGAAAAGAGGCTTATCATAATAAGCAACAATATCGTGTAATAAATCATGGTTATTAAGTCTTGTTATTTTATCGTTAAAAAAATCATGTTCAGTTTTTTTTAAGTTTATAGGTTTTTTTCTAAATCCATGAATAGATTTCCAAAAAACTTTTAAATCGTTAAATAAATTTTGTAATCTTTCGCTTTGGTTTTCCAATTTACCAGTTATTTTTTGCATTAACGCTATATCATTAACTGTTTTTAACCAATGTATATTGTACTCAGCATGACTTAATTTTAATACATATAAATCATTTAATGCCAAATAATTATCAATAATTTCAAATTGGTTAAATATTTCTTTTGGAATTTTAAAATATTCGCAATTTTCTATCTTTAATTTTGGTTTTTCAGTACCATCACAATAAAAAACATCGGTATCCTTAGGAGTTCTTACAAAATCTCCTAACCAATATACTAACGCCTGACTTCCTAATATAAAATAATTTGACATTTAATCATTATAAAGAAATTTAATTATTTGTCAAGTAAATTTTTCAATGGAGATGTGACCATATCTTTTGAAATTTGTGTAGTTAATTGTATATCATTTCTTGAAATTTTATTTTCTTCATAATTCTTAATTCTTTGCTTAGCAATTTCAAAATATGCTTTATCCTTTTCAATTCCTATAAAATTTCTATTTGTCAATTTAGCACTTACTCCAGTTGACCCACTTCCCATGCAAAAATCTAATACTATATCATTAGGATTACTATAAGTCATTATTAACCAATTTAGAAGATTAGTTGGCTTTTGAGTTGGATGTACAATTTGCTGTGCAGAAAAATTTTTAGAAGCATGAAGAATGCTTTTTGGATATCTAGTTCCTTGATTTTCTGAACCAATATAAACTCCGTCTTTAGCAAAACCATAATTATGATTATTGATTATTGATTATTTTATTTTCAGACTCTTTTTGACTAGCTTTTCTACTATAAGGTTCTCCTTCTTCCATAATTGGATTATAAGTTCCTTTTGCTTCTTTGCTAAAAATTAAAATATTTTCATGAACTTTTTGTGGTCTTATCTTAGCTAAGCCTGGACTTCCGCATCTATTCTTATTCCATATCAATTCATATCTGAAATCATCAATATTGCTGCAAATTAAAAGACTAGTAAATGGTTGACTACCAAACATAATAATATTAGCTTTTGGCTTGCAAATTCTTGATAATTCTTTCCACATTTTATCAAAATCTAATAATTTATCCCAAGATATAGAAGTAGTTCCATATGGCGGATCAACTAAAACTAAATCAATAGAATTATCTTCTATTGATGGGAAAATTTCAAAGCAATCGCTGTTATATAAATTTAGTTTCATGATTCAATTAAAGTTGCCCAATGAATAGCACAAAAATCCTCTATGCAGTTTTTTTCTGAGATTTCAGCATTTTTATTTACTTCTATCATTCTTTTATTCCACTTATCATAAAATTGCGATAGAATTTCTTCTCTAGTAACTATTACGGTTATATTTTGTTCATCTTTAGTTCTCTCAAAATATTGATATTTTTCTATCATAAAACTAATCTAATTTTTCATGGGTTACTTGCGTAATATGTAAAAGTGGAGCAGAAACTGTAGTAGTTCCAAAATTTCCTGGGCTACATATTTCTAAATATTCCATATCCATGCTATAATCAAATAAGTAATGAACTATTCCAGGAGTCTGGTGAACACAGTCCCCAGCTTCTACCAAGGTTTCTACATCATTGTACATAAACTTAGCCCAACCTTTTAACATATAAACAATATGAAAAGTTAATTGATGAGTATGCCATCCTGTACCAGTTTCAGGAGGAGTTTTTGCTCTGACTAATTGAGCATTAACTAATCCATCAGTTGCATACATTATTCCCAAATCTCTATATTCAAAGAAATCTCTTATCCTGTCTTTATCAGCAAAGGGATCAGCTCCCCATTCAGTATCATTTGGTTTAATATGGCTAAATTTCACTTTTTCATTTCTTCTATAGTTATATCTGAATTATTTATTTGATTTTTTGATGGCGTAATTACATATATGATAGAGGATAAAAGTAAAATTATAATCAATGATTTAAATATTCTATTATAAGTTTTTTTCAAATTTGGATTATTATCATAAGATTCAAAAATATTATTACATCCATTCATAATAACAGCAATACCAAACACAAATAATGTTAGAATTCCAGAAAATTTCGATAAATTATGTAAATTATCTAATATGTAACTCATATTTAACCCTTTTTAAGTAAATTAGTAACTATTTTAGCATCATATTTGCCAAAATGATTATTTTTAAAATATTTCATTACTTCGCCAATATTTTTATTTGGTAATTTATCAATTATGTTTGATATTTCTTTGTCTGATAATTGAATAGGTAGATATTGATTTAATATTTCAAGTTCTTTCACTATTTTTAAATATTCAGGCGATTCTTTATTAGTTAAAATTTCTTTGGTTTCTTCTAAATTTTTAACAAATTTTTTAATTACTACTATTGATTCATCATCTGTAGTCTCTCTATTTCCACTATCTTTTCCTACTTTTACTATTTCACTATAAAGAGTTACTAAAAGATTAGATGATAAAGCATCTTTGTTTTTTCTAGCTTCTAAGCTATCTGATTTTATTTTTTCAATTATAGCCATATAAATTCCTAAAAGTTATTTTATTTTATATAATAACTCAACTATTATTAAAAGTCAAGTTTTATATTCTAGATAATCTAAAATCTGTAAAAGAACATCATTGCCTACATTATAAAAATTTTTTTTGTTAAATTCATTATATACAATGACTTCTTCTTCTTTACGAGAAAAATAAAAATGTATGGATAAACCATTTTTGAAAATATATAATAAACTTCTAAATTTGCTTCCTTCATAAAAATCATAATAGATAGAATTTTCTTTTAGAAAATTTTTAGTATGTTCAATATCACTTGGAAAATAATATGTTATCTTTGATGAATAAGTTTTTTTAATATTACTTGTTAATAAAAAATAATTCCAATCAGAATTATTATTAAATATATCTATTAAATTATCTTTATTGCCATGTATTTTACTTATTTTTTCTAGATTTCTGTGATAAATATTGTTATAAACAATTTTTTCCCAAACATCTTGATTTAATTCTTTATAGATACCAGTTTTCATGAGCCAATTATATCTAGAAAATGGATGTAGGGTGGGACGAAGATGATGTTTAAAATCTTTACTTACTATTTTTCCATAAAATATTTTGGCATCAACAATATAATGAATGATAGTTCCTGCTAATGTTATGCCTTGTAAAATAAAATTAGATAGATGTCCAGCTATGTGAATTTTACTATGTTCATCTATAAAATATTTATTTGACTGTTTAATGAAAACCTTTTCCCATTTGAGATTGACAATGCCTAAATCTTCAAAAAATAAACTTAAGCATTTAATATCATGAATATCTTGAGGATGAACATCTAACATTTTGTCAAGTTCTTCAAAAGTCATCTCTATATATTCGTCAAAATATAAATTACCAAAATGTCCTGATTTTACAATTTTCATTTTACTGCCTTATTTTCTAAAAAATAGTAAATTTTTAATAACTCAGAATTTTTTACGTTATCAGTAAAAATGTCAAATTTGCGATAAGGTGATTCAGAATATTTTAAAAAATTGGCTATGTAGATATATTTTTTTAAAATATTAATATGACAACATAAGCTATTTTTCAATACAACATAAATGTATCCGCTATCATTTCTAAATTCTATATCAATAATAAAATCACTAAGAATTTCTAAAACATTATCAACATTTTCATTAATAAATGAAATTTTCTTATCACTTTCTAATGAAGTTCGATCTATCTTATTAGTTAATAAAAAATAATTCCAATCTTTAAGAAAAATATTTAAATCATAAAACAAGTCAAATTCATTTTCTTTTACTAAATTATAAATTTTAACTAGTAATGATTTTCTAACATCTTCATTAATAGGTTTATTAAATTTTTTCAATTTTTTTCACTTTCAAAAAATTCTAACACTTTTTGCAAATGCTTAGTTTTAAAATGATCAAGATATATATGGTTATTCAATCTGAAAGTAATTTCAGATAATTCTTGATTAATAAATGCCCAGCTCCCATTTTTAAAAACAATAGTTTTCTTACCAATTTTTAAAATAAGAGGAGATAAAATATCTAAAAGTTCTCTTAAACTTACATTATATTGATAAATCAAAATAGTTTCAAATCTTGTTGGTGATATTGAACAATCTTTTTGAATAGAAGTGAGTAAAAAATAATTCCAATCTGGTAAATTTTGCAAATGAAAAAGCGGTCTTATATCCCCTATATTCTTTAGTTCTGTAATTTTTTTAATATATCTTTTATAAAATGTCATATAATTTTTTTCACTAAAATAATTGGTGGAGGTGGTGGAAATTTCATTCCACGTCTTGTTCGCAATAAGTGCCAATCGATCATTTTCACCCCCATATAAATTCTATTTTATCATAAATACTGATAAATGCAAGAGTAAAATATGAAGAAATCATACATTAATCCAAATAAATTTTTACCTCTACTTAATAAAGACTTAAAAACCATTATTAAGTTAATTACTGATTATGGGTTTGAAATCAGAATTGTTGGTGGAGCAGTTAGAGATTTATTATTAGGTATTGAACCTAGAGATATTGATTTAGCTACTAATGCAAATCCAATAGAAACAATTTATATTTTACAAAATGCTGGCATAGATGTTGATATTAAGGGAACAAAACACGGAACAATAAAAGCTGTAATAAATGACGTAAAATATGAAATTACTAGTTTAGCGTTTTCAATTTCTGATAAAAACCATCATCTAAAAATAAAAAATCATCATTCTTGGCAAGCAGACGCATTAAGGCGTGACTTCTCTATTAATGCCTTAAGTATGGATTTGAACGGTATAATTTATGATTACTGTAATGGTCTTAATGATTTAAAACTTGAAATAATCAGAGCATTACCAAATTTTGAAGAAAAGGTAAAGGAAGATCCTATACTTATATTAAGGTGGTTTAAAATCATATCAAAATTTACTAATCCGCATATAAACAAAAAAGACTTTGATATAATCAAAGAAAATTTAAAAGGGTTATCAGCAATACCAGAAAAAAGATTTAAAGAAGAAATATCCAATATAGAAAAAAGTGCTAATGGAAAATCAACATTAGCACTTATGAAAAAATTAGGAATAAATTAAATAGTCACTTTTGGAACATTAACTGTAATATGATTAAAAAGTTTCTTATACTCTTCTTGGGCTGCACTGTTAGCCAATGAGATTGCAGCTACAGTACTTCTATTTAATTCTACTACTGCATCTTTTTCAGATAACAAGAAAAACTGCATAAACCCCATTTCCATACCATTTGGTGTTTGATTTGGAACTAAAGCATGAAGACCTTTTATAACAACACTATTTTCATTACCAGAAACATATTGTCCAATCGCTTCAATTAATTGATTATTATCAGTAACCATTTTAACAGTTACTATTTTATCTGTAAAGTCTGTTTTATTAACTAACATTTTTATCCTTTTATTTGGTTGAATTGTTCTATAGATAAAAAATCAAAATCTGCATCACTAAAATTTGTTTTGAACCAGCGAGCGTTCATTTGATTTAATAAATCTTGGGTTATCTCTAAATTATCTTTTTCATATATAACACTATCCAGGTTACAATTTGGACATAGTGCAGTTCTATTTGAATCTGTGTATTCTGTTATAATAGAACCTTCAAAAATGCTTTCACAATAAAAACATCCGCATTTTTTATTGTTAATAAAATGTTTATTAAACATTGAATTTTTGTGAATTTCTTTTAATTGTGATTCGTTTAGCTTCATAATATTACTTTTCTTTTTACTTTATTGCATTTTCCACATTTATGATAAACAACGTAAGTTCTAAAATCTCTAAACTCACTAACATAATCAACTGGTTCTTTGCTAACAAGTTCCCACTTATGCCAACAACCTTCTAATAAAAATTCTATTATTTTAAACATTTATTTGCCTTTGTTATAAAAAGATAGTAGCTATTTCTAACTACTATCTTTTATTTTTTTCTTTTACTTATCTGTGAATTCCACCACCTAGAGGATTATCATAAACATTATGAGTTGCAGAGGTAGAGGTTTCTTCATCTTGTGCCACTGGAGTAGTATGATGAGTTGCTACTGGTTTAGCTTTTTTAGGAGCTGCTGGACATTCTTCACCAGCTTCTTCCATTGCTGAGCGAACTTCATCATTTTTACATAGTAGAGCTATTGCAGCGGTTTTGTGTCCCATATCATGTAGAACTTTTGCATTTTTTCTACGGATACAGTCTTTATCAGTCCATGTACTACCAAGGCTAATACCAAACCCCACACCTTGTCCACCTGCACTAGTTGAACCCATACATGTATCATCACTAGAGGTAAGTGGTGGTGCATACGCTGTATTTACTGGATTCCTTTGTTGTGCTGCTTGATTATATGAAGTAGTATTACCACTACTTGCATTTTGGTTTGCAGAAGAACTTTGGGTTTGGGATTGTTGCTGTTTTTGAGATTGCTTATTAGAGTTTTTTACAGCTCCGCTTGCAATATTTCCATTATTACTTGCAGTGCTAGTAACATTTCCAACTGTACCCTTAGTATTGACAGTTGTATTATTAGTAGCAGTACTTGGACCAGTTGTTACGTTTCCAACTGTACCTTTGGTATTAACGCTAACAGTACTATTACCACTATTGTTACCTACATTACCAACACTACTAGTAGATTTAGTTGTGTTGTTACTGCCATTGTTGCTAGCAGTAGAACTGTTAGATATATTACCAACCGTTCCTGCTGTATTGACAGCATTTACATTGGTATTTGCATTAGTAGTTGTATTGGTAAGAGCACCACTGGCTACTTGTAGAGTTCCTCCTTGAATAGTTCCGCTATTTCCAACACCACCAGATGCACTATTGGAAACATTACCACCAGTAATAGTACCACCAGTAGCATTGCCACCAGTTCCGCCATAACCAGCACCACCTGTACCACCGCTTACGGTATTACCATTTGCAGTTCCGCCTGAAACATTAGTAGTATTAGTACCACCTGACACGCTTGTGCTGTTAGTACCACCACTTACGTTAGAAGTACCCCCATTAACTGTAGAAGTTCCACCTGTAATATTTCCTCCAGTTGAAGAAATAGTTGAGGTATTACCAGAAAGAGTTTGAGTATTTCCTGTTACTGCACCACTATTACCAGTTGCACTACCTGCAATATTATTTGATGCAGAGCTACCACCATTTGAGTTAGTGTTGGAACCACTATTAGTTGTGGCAGAACCACCAAATGCTGCACCACCTGATTGATTAGATGTACCACCAGTTACTGTAGCACTAACCGGTACGCTAACTGGAACAGAAACAGTATTTGTTAATGATGCAGAAATAGGAGAAGGAGTTGGTGTAGATACTGGAGTTGGATTTGGAGTAGTTGATTTTGGCAAGCATTTAAGAAGAAGTGAATGGGAGGCTGATGAAAGTTCAGACAATAAACCATGATCAATATTTTCTTCTGTTGCCATTGCATTAGAAGAAATTAATAGTGCCAACACAGACACCGTAGTAATTAACGCTTTTTTCATTTTGGTAAATCCATAGTAAGTTAATAAAACAATGCCCATAATTGGACTTGTTTAATTACCTTAATATAAAATAACGACAAAGTCAATAGCAAAAATGAAATAATTTTTTTATTTAGGATTTTTAATGAAAATATGCTATAGTTTCTAAATAAAAACAAAGGAAAAATTATGAATAAAAATTTAGTAGATTTAGCAAAAATTATAGGATTTTTTATATTTTCTTCATGTGTGCTTTTCACTCACCATAGCGTTTGGTGTATAATTTTAATGGCTATTATTATATTTTAACTATTCCAATATTGTGGCTGGATGCTTAAAGTTAAGTTTGTAGAAGAACCAATAGTATCAGTATATAATAAATTTCCTAAACTATCTAAGCTGAATTCTATCCCTGAAGTAGTACTTTCACTAAACAAATCACAAATAACAGGAGTGTTGTTAATAATAGTACATTGCATTCTGCCAACTCTAACTGCACTAGCTCTTACTAAAGTATAATCAATAAAAGCCGTATTTCCAAAATTAGCATTAATTTGAAATCCAGTTTGTGCATTAGATACATTACCAGCTAAAATAAATTTTGGTAAAGATGGACTTATTGTTAAATTCTGATATAAAAACGGAAGTAAATTATTAATTATTACTGTGTTTTTTCCGTTATTTTGTATTAATCCACCAGTGCAATTTATAAAAGTGTCATTAATACTACTACAATCTGTTGCACTATCAGCTACGTTTGTCGCAAAAACAATTACATTTGAAATACTTCCACAATTATCAAAAGTGTTATTTTCACTTTTTATATTTGATGCCAATGGACTAGCAACAATGGCATTACTTGTTATATTTTTGAAATAGGAATTAGCTATTTTTATATCGTTACAACTAAATGTGCTATTAATGCCATAATACGAATTATAAAAATCACAAGTATTAAAATAAATCTTATTTACTAATGGAGAATTAGATGATATATTAACGTCTTGGTAAGTAAAAGCAAATGTGCAATTATTAAATTTAATATGTTCTACTGTTATGGCTGAACCATACCCATTAAGATTTACAGCATTGCTTGTAGTTCCAGTACCTGTCCATGCACCTAAAAAGAAAACATGGTTAAATGAAATATCTTGACAACGGTTTAACCAAAAAACATCATAATCTCCCATATTTTGAAACATTATATTGTTAATTTCTATTTTTTTAGGTAATGCTGCCCCATTAGTACCTATTTGAACACCTAATTGCCCCATACTATCTACTGTTTGACAAACAGGATTACTACTATTTGATAATACAATTATTGATTTATTAATCCCTGCTCCCTCAATTCTTGAATTAGGAGGAATTAAAATACTATCTGAAATTGCATAAATTGCTGGTGGAAAATATAATGTTTTATTTTTTAAGTAGCATTGCATTAGAGCAAGATTAATATTTTTAGTATCATCAGTAACCCCATCTCCTTCTACACCAAAACTTTTTACGCTAACCCAATCATCTATAATTGAACCAATACTTCTAACAGTAGCAGTAGATACACCAGTTTGATCAAATCCTTGGTGAGTATATAAAAGAGCATTTGGATTGGTTAATAAAGTAAAATCTGTAATAATTTCAGTGTTACCAAGCGAGGGTGCACTATCAATTATTATATCTCCATTACCAATAAACAATCTTCTAAGATCAGTAGCATGACCAAGTTCGCTGGTTTCTAATGGAGTTGGCAAACTTTGTAATTCACTAAAAAGCCCACGTCTATTACTAATTTGAGAATATTGGGTAATTGGCATTTAAAACTCATCAATAAAAATCTTTATTCTTATTTATTGATTAAGTTTGATTCTATTGCGATGGGTTACTAGCCTTAATTTGTTCAATTTTTTCTTGACCTCTTTGCCACCCAGCAGCAGTTAAGAGACTTCCAAAAGATAAATGAAAAGTTCCACCTCCTTGTAAAGTAAGAGGAACCCAAGATAGCCTTGCCCCAAATGTTTGTATAATTTGTTGTTGAACTGCTGGATCCTTACTTTGCAAAGACAAATTTACAAGGGTACTAGCATCTAAATGTTGATTAAAAAATTGAAAAGCTAATGGCATTATTACAAAATCGCATACACAAATAAGACCATAAACTACAAATGCTATGCTTCTCCAATTCTCTTGTAACCAATGAGCAACTCCAGTTTTTTCTTCTATCATAATTTATTCCGTTTCATATAAACTATCATAGCATTGTATTATTAAAGTATTCTCATTTATTCTTGTAGATACAGAATGGGTTTTTGCTCTAATATAACTTAAAATAATACTCAATCTTTTTAATGATGCTTTTTGAATATCTATAAGTTTTACGGGTTTTTTTACTTGTTTTTGAAAACTTTTTATAGTATCTACATTATAAATGGTAGTACCTTTGATTTCTAAAGTTTTTCCTTCTTCAGCAATATAAACACTTATTCTTTCAGATTGTGTATTATAGGTTGTCAAAGTTTTACTACCAATAATCATAGCAGGATTAATACTTGTGATTTTTAAATCCTTATCATGAACCTTAAAAGCAACATTAGCTACTGCATTTGATGCTCTTTGTGCTTCCATTTTACTGCCAAATTTTCTTTCACTTTTTTTGATAGCTCGTTTATTTCCTAAATAAGCACCTATTTGGTTGGCAATTTCAACATGTTGATTTATGTTATTTGCTATATCATTATGATAATTTTCAAAATTTTCTATAGTGTCAAATTCTATTTCTTTATTTTCCAATGAATTTAATGCTTCTAATTCACTATTTAATTTTTTAACTTTATGATTTAACCTATCATAGATTTCTTTAGCAATTTTTTCATCTACTTTTTTACCTGAAAAATGTTGATATATAGAATTACAATTAATATCTTTATTTTCGTATATGCTTGAATCTATTAATTCATTATAAGATGACATATAGTCTTCAACTACTGTTTTCTTAAAAATACTTCTTTTTTCTACAATGCTAAATTTCACAACAGGTTCTATTTCTACTGTATCTTCTACAATTTTTAATAGTTCTTCAATATATTTTTTTAATTGATTAGTCCAATTCTCAGTTAAAGGACATCCATTATTAAGTAGCCATGCAATTTTGCCAGCATTGACAAAACGCCAGTCAGCTAATGAATTAAATTTAGATAAAGGAATATTGGTATTTTCAGCATAAGTTAAAACTTGTTCTTTAAAATCTTTATGATCAAAGCTAGCGTTAACCCAATTCAATGCTTGCTGAACTTGTAAATTAAAATCTTCTAATAAATTTTCATTACCCTCCCAAGTAGGTTCAGCACCATAGATAGCCTCTACTTGAATATCAAACCTTCTTTTAGGTTTCTCTTTAGCTTTACTATTTTTTAGAATTTGATCTATATTGCTCATTTCTCATCTTTCCAAATAAAATTCATTTTTCATTTTAGCATTAAAATTTTAAAAGTCAATCTAAAAATCTAACTAAAGTAGCAAAATTAAATTTTGCACCCATAGAAGGAACCTTATTTCTATTTTTAGTCAAACTCTCATCATCATAAATAACAAATTGATCTTTTCCTACAGTTAAAAGCAAATAATTTAATTCTTTTTCATCAATATATCCATAAAGCAAATCTGTGTTGCCAACTGGTTTTGTTGTTACATTTTTATCTATTGATTGCAAAATTGGTAAGATAGATTTAGTAAAAACAATAATTTTCATTTTATTATAGGTCTAGGAGTAATTGGTCTTTGATTTTCCCCATTTATACGAGGCGATCCATCTGGATTTACTCTATAACTTGGTTGTGGCATAAAATAAGATAAAAGCGACATTGCTAAAATAAACAATGTAAAAATTAGTAAAATCATAAAATTTCCTTTTTAATTTTCATATATTATATCGAAAGAATCAGATATTACAAAAAATTTAGCATTTTCTATTTTTTCATATATTTGATTTGCATTAGTAAAAACAGTAATTCCTTTTAGCAATTCTGCGGTTTCTATAAAAAATATATAGTTATTATTCAAATCTTTTACAAAAAAACAACAAAAGTTAAAATAAACTCCCAAAAAAATTATTGGCAACCCATAAATCTGTTCTAGCACTTCTTTTCTTGTAAGAATCATTATTTAATTCTATATCATTTTTGAAATTTAATCAATAAATAAAGATAAAATATAATTAAAAAATGTCAAATTTTAAAACATATCGTCCTGGCAAAAGCAAAGATTATAGGTTTGTTGATAAATTAGTAAAACAACAATTAGAAATTGGTGGAACACTAATTCATGCTCATCTTTATCTAAGTCCAATCGCACAACCAAATTCAAATAATTCTACTATTAATAGCCAAAGTGGAGTAAATGCTCTAACAATAGAAGATGTTTTATTGGTAGAAAATAGAGATAGGAATTATGATCCAACAGTTATAGATTTAACTGGTGCTTATATAGTTCAAGACTTAGATTATAATCTAAGTCAATTTGGAATAATGATTAATACTAGCATTTTATATATAAATTTTCATATTAATGATATGATTGACCGTGCTGGAAGAAAATTAATAGCAGGTGATGTATTAGAAATTGTACATAGACGTGATGAAGTATTACTTGATGATACTATCCCTTATATTCCAGCCTATTATGTTGTTAAAGATGTTGCTAGAGCAGCAGATGGCTACAGTGCTACTTGGCTTCCTCATTTATTAAGAGTTAAATGTGAACCAATGCCATCAAGTCAAGAATATAGTCAAATTTTAGATACCACTATTAAAGGTGGTCAGACACTTCAAGATATAATTAGTAATTCACAAACTATTCAAAATGCTAACGATGCTGTGGTTGCACAAGGCGATAGTGATGTTCCTACTAAAAATTTTAATAGTGATAGTTTATATATAGCACCTAATGGTACAGCACTAAATACAGACACCTTAAGACAATGGAGTTTTAATAATGCTGGTTTAATTCCAAATACCAATACTTTAGCTCCAAGTGGTACTAGATTCCCATTAAATCCTTTAGAAGGCGATTGGTTTTTAAGAACAGATTACCAACCTTCAAGATTATTTCAAAGAGATGTTGACCGTTGGTGTGTAAGACAAGAAGTTTGGAGAGATCGTCCTTGGACACAAGCAAATAGAGCTTTGGAAAATTTCTTAAATGATACAGAAACTACCACTTTATCAGACAATACTACAATTTCAGAACAACAGCCTTTAAGTAATCCAATTCCTTCACAAGATCCAACTTTGGAGTAAAATATATGAATAATTTAGATATAAGTGATAATGGTTTAAATTTAATTAAACAATTTGAAGGCTATCGTAGTTCTCCCTACCAAGATCAAAACGGTATTTGGACTATTGGATATGGCTCAACATATCTCTTAGATGGAACTAGAGTAAATGAAAATACTGATATTGTTGACAATGATACTGCAACTGCATTATTAAAATATGGATGTCAAACTGCCATTAATTGTATAAATCAAAATATAATTGTTGATTTAACACAAAATAATTTTGATGCGTTATGTAGCTTTGTTTATAATATTGGCACTGGTTCTTTTATTAAAAGTACATTGCTTAAAGTAATTAATGGTGAAGTCACTACCATATCAATAAATGATGCTTTTCTCATGTGGGATAAAGCAGGTGGTGTTGTAAATGCTGGTTTATTAAGAAGAAGAAATGCAGAAATTGCATTATATAATAGTTAAATTGTAAATATAAAACCGTTAATTATAAAAAAGGTTTTTATGACATGGCTATCAAACATTTACATATTTTATTACGAGCAGAATGTTCCTTAGCACCAGGAATAAATGATGAACAAAAAATATACCATAAAGTTATAAATCTAATAAGTGATATTGGTATGAATGTTTTCATGGATCCTAAAGTTAAATATATGGGAGACGTAGGCAATGAAGGACTTAGCTTTACTGCTGGTTTAGAAACAAGTCATATGAGTTATCACAGTTGGGAAAAGCCAGAGTCTAGCTTTTTATCTATACAAAATTCTACTTTACATCAAATGGATTGTTATACTTGTGGAAGTCTTGACAAGCAACAAGTAAAAAAAATATTTGAATTTTTATCAGAATATGAACCAAAATGTCTAAATTCTGTCATATTTAATCGTGGATTTAATTTAGTAACTCCATATAAAACTTTTGATTGGAATATTAATAATTCTTCTTGGGAAGATTTTCTTAATAATTTAGAAGATTTTTAATTGAATAAATAACTAAATGGTTAACAATAATTTAGCATATTTTTACGATGGACAAATAAAAAGAGTCATTACTCAAATGATTCGTATTTTTAGTGGATTTCGTTATCTTTCAGGAGCAGATGCTAATAATGTAAAAAGTTATGCAACTGTTCCTGTGATGTGGGGTGATGGGGATAGACAAGCTCAACACATGCTTACTGGAAACAGTGAAAATGTTACCCTTTCTGTTCCTAGGATAG